TAGGTAGAGGTGCTTGTCCTTCACGCCCCAGGTGGTACATACGCTATAATTGCTGAGCTCGGTGGGCTTGCTGGCTGTATCCCAGCTTTGAATCACCAGTTCGAATTTCACAGGGAGATCGGCTACGGCGAATCTCTTGAACCAGTCCTCTCTGACTAACCCACCGCCGAGGGGAGCAGGAGTCTGTTGGAACTGGCTGGCGAAGTTATACTCCCCTAGCGCCTCGCGAAGATGATTCAAAACCTCAAGCGGTTCCCGCGCCGGATGGAGGGCTTGGCCGGCACGACGCGTGAAACGCCGTATTCTGTGCGGCTTCCGTATCACGTGATATTCATCTTCTTCGGCGATCGCGGGAAAGCGCATGTGGGTCCAGGGTTCCATGCCTAGAACATGACCAACGAGATCATCTTCGTGCAATCGCTGCATGATCAGAATGATGCATCCACGCCTCTTATCGTTTAACCGGCTATATAGGGTGTGAAGAAACCACTCATTGACGGCTTTCCTCTGAGTTTCTGATAGGGCCTCATCCGGTTTCAAAGGGTCGTCGATGATGATGAAATCCGCGCCTCTACCCGTCAGGACGCCGCCGACGGAAGTCGAGAACCTAAACCCTTGCTTGGTGGTTATAAACTCCTGTATGGCTTGGCGCTGGGATGAGAGCCGTGTCTGAGGGAAAAGAGCTTTATACCAGTCGCTGGTCATAATTGTGCGGCAGTCCAATGCATGTTTATTGGCAAGCTCCTGGCCGTAACTCGCGCAGATGATTTGAGCGGCTGGATTATGCCCCAGCAGGAAAGCGACAAAGGCGACCGAGGCGCAGTGCGACTTGAGAGAGCGCGGGGGCTGATTGACAATCAGGCGATTAATCTCTCCGCGCCGGCAAGCGTCAAGCGCGGAGGCGACCATTTCGATGTGCCAGTTCGGCAGGAATTTCGTCGTAGGGTTCAGCTCATAAAAACATCGCTCGGTAAACGCATACAAGTCTCGTCGCACGAGCATTCGGTATTCATTTGGCGTTAGGTTCATCGACATTTTCTTGATCTCCTTGACCGGTGTTTTCTAATCGCTGCAATATCCCGAGGACTACCTTTTCGTCGAATTCATCGATGCTGGCATCTGGGGCGGGCGCTTCGAGTGTGCGTTCTTCGGCGGAGCGTACCAGCCCCGCCAACAATTGGAGAGCTTTCAAGTCTCCCGAAGCCGCTTTGTTCATCAACTGCTTTATCGCAGCCTCGAGTTTGGTAACGGTCTTTCGTCGGCCGTTCTCGTTGACAACCACCTTCTCGCGCAATGCGCGTTCGAGTACGGTCGCCATATTGAGAGTGCCCTTCGGACGGCCTTTCGGATTCCCGGACTGCCCCGCCTTGAAGCGAGTGCGCTCAGGCGGATTGCAGTACCCAGTTCTCGTTGGGTTCGGCTCGTCCGACTTAATCTCGCCGTTCATTCTTCTCCTCCTCGATTTCGTTAAAGGAGCGCCCAGTAGATTCTTGAAGGGCGCTCTCACCGGTATACGCTTGCCACCGCCGGACGACCGTATCGATGTAGCGCGGTTCGAGTTCGATGCCAAAGCACACGCGGCCCGTACGTTCGGCAGCGATCACGGATGTGCCGCTTCCTAAGAATGGATCGAGCACGACATCTCCTCGTGAACTGCAATCCAGGATTGCATCGGCGATCAGCTGGACCGGTTTGATCGTTGGATGAAGAGCGGCCAAGTATCCTTCATCTGTGCTGCGAGACAGCGAATTCACTCGCGGATAGCTCCAGATGTTGGTCCGATACCTTCCGTATTGCCCAAGCCGAACGTTGTTTTGGTGGGCTTTCTTTCCAGTCTTAAAGACAAAAACGAGTTCGTGCTGGCTGCGGTACAGCGAGCCTTGCCCGCCACAATCCTTCACCCACACGCACAAGTTTTTGAACTCTGAGTAGACCGAGCGAACAGCGGACAGCAATTCTTCCGTGTGGCGCCAGTCCATACACAGGAACTGCAAGGCCCCGTCCACGCTGTTGCGCGCCAACTGATCACAAATTGTCCGGAGGAATTCCGTGAATTCGGGCGAGTTCATTTCCCCAGAAGCAACGGCGAATTCCGGATGGTGAATCCTTCCAAATCCGGTGACGTAGCCGTCGATCCTGTCGTTGTAAGGCGGGTCCGCAAATACCATCCGGGCTCGCCGACCACGCATCAGCGCGCGATAGACTGTTTTGTTTCGAGCGTCGCCGCAAAAGACCCGGTGGCGGTTCAGAATCCAGCAGTCATCGACTTGCGTGACTTGGGGCCGCGAGTCGGAGTCGGGTATCGTGTCAGCAGGATCGGCTTTTCCGTGACCCGCAGGGGCCAAGCCCTCGATGATAAGGTCGATCTCACTCGTTTCGAAGCCAGTGATCTCCACGCTGAAATCAAGGTCGAGCGCGGAGAGTGCCTTGAACTGTTCGGCCAACAAACGGTCGTCCCAAACTGAATTTTCAGTCAAGCGATTGTCCGCGATCATGTAAGCGCGGATTTGGGCTTCGCTCAGATGTTCAAGACTGATCGTCGGCACTTCAGTCATGCCTAGGAGCCGAGCAGCCATCACGCGGCCATGCCCGGCAATCAGTTGTCCCCGAGCGTCGATCAGGACCGGGACATTGAAGCCAAACACCTCGATACTTTTTGCGATCTGCCGAATTTGTCTAGCGTCGTGCAGGCGAGCATTCGCGGGATTCAGTCTGAGGCTTGCGATGGACCTGTACTCGATTGCCAACTTCCGGTCGAGCGTGGTCAATCGCTCTGTTGGGTTCTGGGGATACTCGGCTCCGGTTCTCTTAGCTTTGCCCATATGCTCCGATCCGTTTCTCGTAATCTCAGTCTCAGATTACTGTTTGCAAGCCGTCAGCCGGCCGTGACCGGCCATGGCGCATGAATTCGCGTCGGGCAGAACGGGAACGCTGAAGCCGAGACCGTCGATGATTCTGGCTGTTTGTTGCACTTGCTTGCCGCTGTGCCTCCGCACGTTCTTCTGGTCAGGCCCAAGAGAAGCCACCGAGGGAAATTCGATTGCGAGGTTCCGCCGACTCATGTTCACCCCTGCCTAGGATCCCAGCACGACGACACCGTCTTCGTGTCGCGAGCCCAGTCTATATATGTATGGCTTTAACGCAGCGATTGCGAAACGTCGACGCGTAACTCACGTTAGGTGTGGGTCTTACGGGCTGTGTCTGCGTAACGCCGTAACAGCGAGCAGGCTGTCTAGACCTTCTTCACGGCTGCTGCGGGCTGTATGTCGCTGATGAACCGCTTAATTCGATTTCGGAATTTCGGGTTCTTCCATTCACCGTGCCAGCTGGAGAAACCGGCACGTTTGTCACTCTCTCGCAAAGGGCACTTCTTAACATCCAGACGTTGGCAAATCTTCTCGATTGACCAACCAGGATTGTCACGCTTGATACTGGCAATCACTGCCGCAGTGATGTCCTGACGTGCTCTCTTGCGTGGCGCGGGCTCGGGAGCAGGGCGAACCACCTGAGCCATTTGAATACTCGCCTGATCGAGTGCTGCCTTCTTCGCTTCGTCAAAGCAGTGTTGGGCGATCTGAGAGTCGAGCAGGGCGAGCTCTGTTTCGGATTCGTCACTGCTGAGGCTTCGATGTAATTCTGTATCTAAAATCACTCCATTTACTTTCCACCACGCTGGTAGCTGGCCGGTGTCTCTGAAAGGAGGCGGGCAGACTTCAATAATCCACTTGCGACATACGCGCGCGAGTAAGGGCCTAAGCTCCTCTATTTGATCTTCTATCCAGTCCAGGTCGCGACTATTGGCCACGCCAATACTTGTAATCTGCTCGACGAATTTCGCCAGCGATACCGAAGCCAAAACGCTTTGACAGCGTTGCCGAAACAGGCCGAGCAGAGTATCTCGTGGGTTCGAAAGGCAGCGTTCGTATCCTGTCGTTGTCTTGCACGTGCAAATGTCACCGAGACCGGCGGCAGCTTTCTTGCACTGCCGGCAGCGATTCGGCAGGGCCTGAATTGCATTCCGGACCGTTCCGGAGGCGGCACGGATATTCCATTCCGCAAGGAGTGCGTCTTCAAACTTATCGTGCACGGCTTTGATTGCGCGCGCGATGACACAATCGGGAGTGCGCGCTTGGAGCGCTGCCTGTGACATTTTGTATGTTTTTCGGATTCTGCCCCCGATTCGCCCTCAGAACTTTACGATTCTACAGCAACAATTAAGGAGGATACGCCTCAATCAAAAATGAGGGCAGCCGAAGTATTGCAATGCTCGGTCAACAGCCCAGGCCCATTCCCTGGAACGTCATTCCATTCGTTATCGGCCCTGACGCTACTTCTAAAACGTGGTTTCGCTTGACTGTTTGCCCCCCCGCAAGCGTGAATGTGCTGGTGTTCGGTCGGAGAAAATGAGGGCAAATATCTTAGGTCAAATCGCCAAATTGAGATCCTTGTCTCGAAGGCAACTGCTCGATCTGTGGCAGAGGCTGTATCGGAGGGCCGCCCCGAGTGGAATTCGACGAGAACTGATGGTTCCTTTCCTGGCTTACAGGACGCAGGAGATTGCCTACGGAGGTCTCAAGCCAGCGACGCGAGCCGAACTCCGCCGAATCGCCCGCGCCATCGAAAACTCCTCGTATTCGACGGACCAGATTCGTAAGCCACGAGTAAAGCCCGGCACCCGGATCTTTCGTCAATGGCGCGGGGAAACGCACGAGGTGGTCGTGACCGAGTCGGGTTTCGAGTACCGCCGGGCAAGATACAACAGCCTTTCTGAAATCGCGCGCAAGATTACCGGCACACGCTGGTCTGGACCTGCGTTCTTCGGACTCAAAACCATGAAACCAGATTCGCGCTCCCACGATGACTAGGCCGACCACTCGGTGTGCAATCTACACTCGCAAGTCCTCTGAAGAAGGGCTTGAGCAATCCTTTAACTCCCTCGAGGCACAACGCGAGGCCTGCCGCGCATTTATCTTGAGCCAGAAGCACGAGGGTTGGGTCGCGCTGAACGAACACTATGATGACGGAGGGTTCTCCGGTGGCAGCATGGAGAGGCCAGCGCTCGCGCGACTTCTCGGCGATATACAGGCCGGCAAAATCCAGACAGTCGCTGTCTACAAGGTCGATCGTCTTACTCGATCGCTGACGGATTTTGCGAAAATCATCGACATTTTCGATTCCCACAAGGTCAGCTTCGTCTCCGTCACTCAGCACTTCAACACAACCTCCTCGATGGGCAGGCTGACACTGAATGTCTTGTTGTCGTTTGCGCAGTTCGAGCGTGAAATCACAGGCGAAAGGATTCGAGACAAGATCGCGGCCTCCAAGAAGAAGGGCATTTGGATGGGAGGCCTAATCCCACTCGGTTACGATTGTGTGGAGCGCCGGCTCGTAATCAATTCAGGCGAGGCCCGTGCAGTATGCGAAATCTTTCGACAATATTTGCGGCTGGGCAGCATTACGAAGCTCAAGAAGTTCTTGGAACATCACCGGATCCGAAGCAAGGTTCGTACAAACGTCGCGGGGCGGACAACAGGGGGCGCAACTTATTCCCGTGGCGCGCTCCATCATCTTCTCAACAACCACATTTATCTTGGCGAGATATCCCACCGAACCCAAACTTATCCCGGGCAACACGAACCGATCGTGCCGCGAGA